CATCTTGTTCTCTATCCAACGTATGGATACTTGGCCAGACAAAGTAATGGCTTCTGCATTAGCAAGTTTGTAATACCTGAAGTACTGATTGCCGATAGCACCATAAGCAGAGTTAAGAGATATCTTCTTCGCCATCTGGATATTGTTACACCTAGCAATCTCCTTCTCCAATGCTTCCGTAGGTGTCTTCTCATATTGCTGCTTTGCTTCAAGCATCTTCTTTTTGAATATGACTCTATCCCCATACATCTTGTCCATAAGTTCAGGAAGAAACCCACGCACATCCTTCCGATATTGTGCTCCATTCGCACAAACTGCATAATCTCCATCAAATTCACACTCCTTGTTTAAGATCCCTTCAACGCTCGCACTGGGATGTCGAGTTTCCCTGATTGTCTCTGGGGAAATGTTATACTGCATAATAAGGTGAGGGTACAGACTGTTAAGGTCAAAACTGACCACCCAATCATACTTTCCTGGAATCGGTTCCTTGACATAAGCACCTGCGTATTTGTCATTTTTATCAGATCTATTCTTAGGAGGAATAACTATACCCCTTCTCTTCAAATAGTTGTAGATGATGGTATCCCACATCCGCACTTGATAGAACACATCCTCATAGTTTACCTTGGCTTCATATGCCATAGTAAGAGCAAGTTCAATCAACTTCATCTTGCTTTCCAAACGGTCAACAAGTTCAACGTCAATTATATTATACTCAACAAACTTCTGCCAACCATTTGTGTAGAAATCCTTAAAGGTATCAAACTCACTGTGATCTAATTTCTTCTGCCCTAATTCTACACTAGCAATATAATCCAAACGATATGATTCCTGTGCCTTATAAGTAAACTTCTTATACAGATCCATATAATCAAGTTGAGACACACCACCAATATCATATGAGATATGCTCCCTTCCCATTATAACAGTTCTATCTTCGGTCACCAATCCCCAAGGTGACATCCTCTTCATCAACTTTTCACCAAGGATTCTTTCAATCCTACGGCACATATATGGAATATCATATAACTTACTATTCCATCCAGTAATAACTTCTGGTGTATTGGCCTCAATCATCCACCAATTGATGAAATCATTTAGAAGTTCATACTCGGTTCTGAATGATTTGTATAAAACATTCTTCTGTTTATTTTTAAACGCACCCAAACCCCAAGTAATTATTTGCTTTGTATTATAATCCTGTATTGATATAAGAAGTATCTCTTCAGCACAAGATTCTACATCAGGGAATCCCTTCTCAGACTTAACCTCAATATCAAGAGTAACTAATTTGATCTTTTCAATATCAAACTTCAATTCCTGTTCAGGGTATCTCTCAGAAATGTATTGGTAGATGAATCTCTCATTACCATAAACATTAAAATTTTCTACCTCATTATACCTCTTTATAAAATCTCTACTCTCACGAACAGTACCTGGCTCAATTGCTTCTACAGCATCACCAGTTAAAGTTCTATATTTGGATTTCTTTTTCGTATCAACAAAAAGGGTTGGGTAGAACTTCTCACGGGTTGCAAAGTGTTTTCCATCTTCGTAACCACGAACCAAGAAGTTGTCCCCAACCATTTGAACGTTTGTGTAAAATCGCATTATGTAGTGAGTTCTTTATATCTCTCTATTACCTCCTCTGTAGGTTCGGCAATAGTAAGAATGTCCTCTGATCTTAGCATAAATTCTGTCTGATTACTAGCTGTAATCCAAGGTGACATATTATCAATATCAACAAACCTATAAGGATTAATAAACTTACAATCTGGTTCACCCTCTTCTGCCATTACTTCAACAACTTCTGTAATAAGAACATTGTCCACATCAACTAATACGCATTTAATTGCCATCGTTTTTTTCCTCTTTAGAATCCTCTTTTGTAAATAACTTACTTTTATCTATGTACATTTTCTTTATACTATCAATAGGATCAACAATAGTCACAACCCAATCAGTTGGAACTAACATCTTAGTATCCTTAGAAATAATAATCCAAGGTTTAAATAAAACATCTATTTGATCAGTATCATCTCTTTTTGGTGTAGTCAAAACTACATGAGGATGATCAAGAACATATGCATAAGGTTCAACGGTATTAGTATCAGCAACTAATTCCTTAGCGTCTGATATAAGCATCTCTCCAGATTTTAAAAGTGTTAATTTAATTGCCATTTAACAATTTTCTTTTTATTATACCATATTTTTAATATGAATCAAGGTTTCTATCTCTGGAAGGTACATATATTCTATTTCACTATTTCTCAAAGTCCAAAAACCATCTTCAATAGTATCTACTATAGTATCACCAGCAAGATTGAATGAAGTATTAAAAAGAATAGGAACTCCAGTTAACTTATAAAATTCAGATATCAAATCATAATAATTTTTATTCTGTTCTCTAGTAACTGTTTGTACCCTACAAGTCCCATCAACATGAGTTATACAAGGTATCTTCTCTATTTGAGATTTTAATACATCTACAGCATACATCATAAAAGGACTCTCTTCTAATCTATCCATATCAAACCATTCCTTTGCATGTTCTTTTAAAACTGTTCCAGCAAAAGGTCTAAAGTATTCCCTCTTCTTTACTCTATTCACTATATCCTTACCATCTTTAACTCTAGGATCAAATAAAATAGATCTATTTCCAAGTGCTCTTGGACCAATTTCACTTCTCCCCTGAGCAATAGCAACTATATTACCATTAGATATTAATCTAGCGATATCTTCAGGTTTTGCTTCATATTCATCTTCATCATCTTCCAGTTCATAATTATATTCTAAAAGTCTTCCTTTATATAAATTTTTTAATTTAAATGATGCACTAGGACATTCTTGATGGTAAGTATGATAAACACCACCTATACTAACAGATGAATCATCACAAGTTGGATCAGCAAATAAATTAATATCATCAGGTAACGCCTTAAGTAACTTATAATTGGCAACACAATTTAAAGCACATCCACCAGTTAATACTAAATTTTTAGATTTAGACATAGATAATGCTTTCTTACAAGTATGAATTAAATACTTTTCAAAATCTTTCTGAACTCTATATGCAACATTAGATTTAATTGATTCTGTTATATTCTCACCTTGATTAAGATATTTTACATTAATCAATGACCCACACATTCCTAAATTGGCAATCTTAGAATATTTTTGATTCTCATTAGTATTATTATAACTATCATCCGTTATGAGACAACTTTTATTTCCTTGATGCTCTATTGATATCAACTCTGGTATAGTTTCATCCTCTTCCCCATACGCAGAAAGACCCATCGTTTTACCACATTCTAATCCATTAAAACCCAACCATTCAGAGACTGATGTATATACATATCCCACTCCTATATTTGTTTTCTTATCTACAAAATTTGGTACATCAACCGTAATAGGTGTTCCATCACCAACTACAGATTTATACAAAGGATTAAAACATCTACCAGATACCTCATATATTGAAAGATTCTCTTTACCAAAAGTATAATTACTTCCTGCACCATCAATAACTAAAATTACAGCATCATCAAATCCAGAATGACTATGTGAAGTTTTTGCATGCAAATAATGATGATCTACATGTATAGCTCCTTTCATTGGGGAACCTATTTTCTCATCAATTCGCAAAGGCATTTTTAAAATATCAACCAAAAATGCCTGAGTAAATCCAAAGTCAGTATGTTGATAAAATAGATTTGAAAAACTAAGTTGACTAATATAAGAACACCAATTAGGAATATCCTGTACAGCATACATTGCGGTACAAGCGTGTTTAGAATGACAAAACCTCTCTTCAATTAAATGCATTAATTGTCCATTTTGCACAATTGATACAGAAGCATCATGAGGACCCGTATGAATACATACGTGTGCCATATCTTTACTATCTAATTTATCAAATTTCCAGTCACGTCGCATAAACTTCACCTATTTCCCAACAGTTAATATTTTCATCCCTAATTATATCCATAGTCAACTCAACACGATTAGCAGGAACTATAACACAATATCCAATACCAAGATTAAATACTCTTCTCATCTCCAACTCATCCATATTACCCTGTTTTTGGATCTCTAAGAAGATCTCTGGAACACTCCAAGCATTCCAATCAACGTGTGCTTTAAGTCCCTTTGGAAGGCAT